ATGCAAGAGTAAAAGACGGAATAGCAGTTGAATATCCATTATTTGAAGGAGATTTGCAAAGGAGATTTCCCGAGTTGAATTTTCCTATGGATATGTATGGCACTCCAATTCCGCAAGGATATGTTCGTGTGAAAATGTACACACCAAATTTTGATAACAATTTCGATTACACAGAAGTGATGCCTATATTGGTGAACGGAGAATATAGACAAGAATATGAAGCAATTCCTTTAACGGACGAACAAAAACAACAAAGACTTGATTTTGTTTCATTCAAAGTAAGAGAAAAGAGGAATGATTTGCTTGCGAAAAGTGATGTTTATCTAGTTTTGGATAGATGGAATAAATACACAGAAAAACAAAAAGAAGATTGGACAAATTACAGACAATCTTTAAGGGATATCACAACACAAGAAGGATTCCCATACAATACAGTATGGCCAGATAAAAAATTCTTCAGCTAAACTAATTAGTTCATAATCTGGTAATTATAGAACTAAACACTTGCCAACTGAATAAAAATAATGTATAATAGTGTTATGGTTGTATGAAGCAACTAGAAACGGATTCAAGACGCGGGGGCAGTGCCCGCCAGGTCCACCATAAAAGGAGTAGCACATGGATGATTCATTAAAATTTATAGCCGCTATTGTGGTAGTGATTGTTATTGGCGCACTAATCCTTTTATGATGGGCCTGACACAGGATCGATTGGGTCAAGAGTACAGAAGTGGACAACTCACCAGAGTAGGTGTAAAAACTAAATCAAAGTAAAAGCAAACGAAAGTCGCTTTTTGATGGCTGCTTGATAGCCATCTAGGGTTTCGGTAGGTTCCCTCGTAACAGAATAACCTACCACCATCAAGAAAGGAAAATATGCGAAGTAAACCAATACTTTTCAGCATTACACTTTCCGCAATGATCGTATTTTTCAGTCTGATTAATATTGATCTTCATGGCATCCTGCCATTCAAACCAAGTTATGATTCTCTAACAAAAGATGTTCAGAGACAAGTCACTTGTTTAGCGGAAAATATTTATTTTGAGGCAGCACATGAGCCACATGATGGCAAAAAAGCTGTGGCATTCGTAACAATCAACAGAGTACAATCTGGTAATTATGCAAATGATATTTGTGGTGTTGTATTCCAAAAGACTGGCGGCACATGCCAATTCTCATGGTATTGTGACTCCAAGTTTACCGACAGACGGTTGACAATCAAGTCTACTCCGTTGTATAATGAGATTAGAGAGTTGGCGATGCATGTTATCATCAACTTTGAGCGTATGGAAGATGTTACATCTGGTGCAACATACTACCATGCAGACTATGTAAGCCCTGGCTGGAAATTGGAGAAGATTGACAAAATTGGTCGTCACATCTTCTACCGAAGCAAGCGAGATAATATTGACAGAAATAAGGAGTTTATATGAGCGAGTCAACTAAAAATTTTGATTTTATTACTGTGGTTGTTTGTATCGCAATTGTTTGTGTTGCATTCATTGCAGGTATCACAGTGTATAATATGAATGATCGCAACAACATGGCCAAGAACATTGAAGCTGCAATTACAAAAGGAATGGATCCACTTGCAGTGAAGTGCTCTTATGAAACTCATCCTGGTGCAATTTGCATCACGTATGCCGCAGTTAGAAAATGAGCAAAAGTGTACAACAACTAATCAATGAATTGCGAAATGATGGTGGTCAAAGACCACCTATAACATATCGCCCAAGAGCGAAACGCATTAGAAAAAAGCGCCATTTCAATGGCTGGACTTGGGATTCACTGGAAACACCTTCAAATATTATGAGCAGCGAAAAAATCTTTATCGGAGCCAGCGACTACGGCGATTATCTCTACTCCCAACTTCTGGTTGCGCGTGGTGAAAAGAACAAGTCAACATTCAACCGCGACTTGAAATTGCACGGCAATCGTAGCAAGTGGACGGAGTTTATTGAATCTGAGTTTGACGGCGATCACATCATTGAGTTGTCTGAGACTAATGGTTTAATCATAACCGATGATGAAAATTTCATTAGATATGATGTAAGCGCAAATTCCATCACGGCCCGTATGTATGGTGATGCAGATTTCAATAAAGAGATTGAAACTCTCTTGAAGCAAAACTTTGAAATCGTTACATCATATATTGAGTGGGTATATTCAAGTGATGGTAATTCAGTAAACGTTCCATTGAACACCGAGCGTTTACCTGTGCAAGAAATGTATCCATTCTTAGGTGAAGAAACACTTGCGGCATACTATGATCGTTTCTTAGCATCACAAGCAAACATTTTGTTGTTGATTGGACCACCAGGTACAGGTAAGACAACATTCATTCGTGGACTGCTTGCACACAGCAATTCATCCGCAATCGTGACTTATGATGCGGCCATTCTTGAAAAAGATTATCTGTTCGCTAGATTCATTGAAGATGAAACTGGTGTTATGGTGTTGGAAGACTCCGACAACTTTTTGAAAGCGCGTAGCGATGGTAACACCATGATGCATCGCTTCCTGAACGTTGGTGATGGTCTTGTGACAACAAAGGGTAAGAAGTTGATTTTCTCAACAAACTTGCCGTCCATTCGTGATGTTGATCCTGCGCTGGTTCGCCCAGGTCGTTGTTTTGACATTTTGAATTTTGCGCCGCTGAATGTTGAGCAAGCATCAAAACTTGCAGACAAACTTGGCACAACATACGACAAGAAAGCAAGCGGCACTTACAGTATCGCAGAAATCTTCAACAAGCAACTTGAGAACAATACCAATCGTAAGGTTGGTAGCAAAATGGGTTTTATTTAAGGAGTATATTATGGCTGTACAACAATTTTCAATCAATCAAATTTCCAGTGAAGCTGATCGCAAGAAATTGCTAGATGCAATTCAGGAATGTTCCAACTCCATGATTCGCATCGGCGGAGAAAAAGACTTCATCAAAGAAGCTGTTTCTAAAGTGTGTGAAGACTTGAAGTTGCCTAAGCGCATCATCAATCGCATGATCAAAGTTTATCACAAACAGAACTATGATGAAGAAGTCGCAACACATGAGCAGTTTGAACAACTGTATGAAACCATCGTCAAGTAATGCCAACAAAAGACGAAATGCACAAGTTCCAACAAGAGATTGAAGCTCTTGTTGAAGTAACTAGCTATAACTACATGGAAGCAATCATTGAGTATTGCAACATAACAGGTATGGAAATTGAACTAGCGTCAACTCTAGTCAATAAGGAGCTAAAAGCAAAACTAGCCCTCGTTGCTGAAGAGTTGAATATGATACCTAAATCTTCACGACTACCCATATGATGACCGGATACGAAGCATTCTCACTTTTTCATACATTGAAATTGCACTTTACCTCGGATAGTTACGACTATTTCAAGTACAATGGTAAGTGTAACATTTCAATTGAAACTTTTGAGCGCCGCAGAGACAAGTTTCACTTTTACAAGTTGTCTCGTAAATACAACCATGATGATTTTCGTCAGTTTGTCATTTCTGTATTGATGCACAATGAAAATGCTTGGGCTGGAACTTTGTTGGAAGATGAATCCAATGAGATTCACATGAAGAGAATGGCTACGATCCAATCACTGAGTTACACATTCAAAAATGATTGTGCTGTGATTGGTGATTCTGGTGATATCAACTCGTTACTCAAAACGACAGGTGAATATCCTGAACTGTTGACGATGGCTCTACAGAAAGTTATTTCCATTGAGACACTATGCATCCTGAATTCTTTCATGAATTTCTTGCCAATGTGGGAACGCAAAATCAGTGATGACATTCGCTGGCCCACAGTCTACAGGAAGCTGGTAAAATATGAACGGTTTATACAATTCAATCGTGAGTTGTATAAGATATATGCATTGGATGAATTGAAATGATTGAAAAAATCTACTTGGACATGGACGGAGTTCTGTGTAACTTTGAACGCAGATATTTTGAACTGTACAATGAACTGCCTGGTTCAATGCGCGACAGGAAAGACTTCAATTTGCACTGGGACGATTTCATTGTAACAAAGCAATTTGAGACACTTGACTGGTATCCCGGAGCACATGAATTGGTAGAAGCATGTCTGGCGACAGGTCTGCATATTGAGATTCTGACTTCATCTGGTGGTGTAAAAAACCACAGTGAAGTCGCTAGACAAAAAGCTGTCTGGCTAAATGATCATGGACTTGGCATGTGGAAGCCAAATGTAGTCGCAGGTCGTAAGAATAAAGCTGGGTATGCAACACCAAATACCATCCTAGTGGACGATACATCTGACGTTATCCAAGCATTTAATGCAGCCGGTGGCGTTGGTATTCTTCACAAAGAAATTGGTAATACACTGATGATGCTCAAAAATCGTATTGCAGTGTGACTATATACATGATATAATGAACACTGTGGACAAAAACATACAACGTAATACAATTTATACAAGGAAAATACTATGTCTTTCGCAAATCTGAAGCGCAATCGCGCAAGCCTGGAATCTCTCACCAAGGCTATTGAATCCACCACACAAACAGCAGAAGCCGGGTCTAAAGATGACACCAGATTCTGGACACCGACTGTAGACAAGTCCGGCAACGGCATGGCTACAATTCGTTTCTTGCCTGCTCCTGGTGTTGATGGTGAAGATGGTCTGCCATGGGTTCGCCGTTTTGATCACGGCTTTCAAGGTCCTGGCGGTTGGTTCATTGACAATTGTTTGACAACTGTTGGTGAAAAGTGCCCAGTCTGTGAGCACAATAGTGGATTGTGGAACTCTGGCGTTGAAGCGAACAAGGATATTGTTCGTAAGCAAAAGCGCCGTTTGAGCTATCTCGCAAACATCTATGTGGTCTCCGATCCAGCACATCCTGAGAATGATGGAACTGTTCGTCTGTTCAAGTTCGGTAAGAAAATCTTTGATAAGATTTCTGAAGCAATGAATCCTGAATTCGCTGACGAAACACCATTGAATCCATTTGATCTCTGGGAAGGTGCAAACTTCAAGATGAAGATTCGTAACGTTGAAGGTTATCGCAACTATGACAAATCAGAATTCGCCGCACCAAGTGCGTTGTCTGATGATGAAGCTAAGTTGGAAACAATCTACAACAAAGAACATTCACTGAAAGAGTTTGTTGAGAAGAAAAACTTCAAGTCGTTTGATCAATTGAAAGCTCGTCTTGATAAAGTTCTTGGTTATGAAGGTGATATCGTTCCTGCTACCCGCGCAGAGGACGTTGAGCTACCAACAGCAACTCGCGTAGCATCAGTTCGTGCTCCTGCTCCTGTTGCTTCTACAACTGATGACGATGACTTGGACTACTTCAAGTCGTTAGCAGAAGCTGACTAAACTCTGAGTTTGAATCCCGCCTAGTGCGGGATTTTTACATGGTGGCCCTGAAAAATAACTCTAGTGCATCTACGTTTGTTGCTGATGCAACTGGTGCAGATTGTCCCTTGCCTGATGCGACATTTGTTTGTGGCGCATTCACTACAACATTCGGTGCTTGAGCAACATTCATATCACGGGTCATTGCAGCCAGCGCAC